CCATCTTTGTCGTTGTTTCTCATTGCATCATAAAGACGAATGGCGTTTACGTCAGCAATCTGACTCCATTTATTTTGAAAGTCTCTAGCCGCAAACGGGTCTTTAGTTTTATTAAATTCGTTTTCAACGCCTTGGTTAAACAAACTTGTAGCAGTTGACAAAGCACGATTAACACGGGCGGTCTGTTTGATGGCTGGTGCTGTCCAATCGGTTGTTCCAGCAATCTGACCAGCAATTTGGTTAGCCGCATCAGTTCCACTTAAACCAGAGGATTTTGACAATTCAGCGGTCTGAAGCGCCATGTAATGACCAAGCTGTTGCAGATTGGTTGCGTTGTCACCACCAAAAGGCAAAGCGGCATAACCACCCGTTAGGTTAGCAATAGCGCCAGCACCCTTACCAGAAATCACATCATCAGCAATTTTAATGATTTGGTTGCTGTTAAATTGCTGGTTAGGCACATTGGCGGCCGCGGCCATTGATCTTGTGCGAATTGCTTGAGCATCGCGCAATGTGTCTGCGTTCTCACCGGGACGCATCCTTACAGGCGCATTAGAGGGCATTGCAGGGGGTTGTGGTGCGTTTACTTGCGGCTGTGGCATACCACCACCTTGCTGTGGCATTACGTTCTGCTGTGGCGCTTGTGGGCCGTTTTGCATCATGTTGGGCGTAACACCAGCGGGAATCGTAACTTCACCTAACAAACGTCCACTTTGATCATATTGCAAAGCAGTTGGATTATTGTTTTGGTCAACGCGGCCAGTAGCAACATATTGAGAGCCGGGGGCAATTGTCAGCGGCTCTGATCTGCCTGTCATTTGAATGTTAGGCGCTTGTCCTGTAATTCCTTGAGGCATTGTAATGGTTTCTTTTAACTGACTACCAGTGTTGGTCAAACCAACTTTAGGCGCAAACTCTTGACGTTGTTGTGGGATGGACAACAAAGATGCAGACTCAGCCAGCAAGTCTTTTGTAATGTTTGGGCCAGCATCTGCTTTACTCAGCAAATCAATCCTTGAATTGATCATGCGTTCCAACGATGGGTTGTCAGGATTGTTTTTTATCAATCCTTGATAAACTTTAATAATTTGTTTTGGATCGTTAACACCCATCAAACCTAATGAATGATCTGTGTTGCCAATAATAGTTCGTTCAGTTTGTGTCAATGCTTGTTTTGCACTAGCCGCTTCAGTTTGACTTTTGTGCAATCCACTCAATGAACTAATCACATCAGCGCCTGTCAACGGGGCAATTCTAGGAATGACCGCGTTAATCTTGTCCATGTCAATACGGCCATTGGTTTGCCAATTTGCAGGGTTGCTTGTGAACTCCTGAAGTTTCAAACGCTCATCGTTTTTTTGCTTTAAAACTTGGTTTTCAATCTGCGCTTTTTCCAAAGCCAAAGGATTTAACTGTTGCGTTTGCTGGAAGTTTTGAATACCAGAAGCCAAATTAACCATGTCCCCAAGGCTTGTCTGTTGGGGCTGTGGGTAATTTATGTTCATTGGAAAAGTAGCCATGATTTATCCTTATGTCGCTTTAATCAAAGAACCGATAAGCGCAGTATTACCCAAACTATTTAACGCAGTACCCGTAAGATTTGCGCCAGCCAATGTGTTTGTAGAATTTGCCGCGGCTAATCCTGTGGTCAATCCTGTTGCATTAGTGCCGTAAACATTTCCAGCGTTCATAATTTGACCCGTTGCAGTTGTCAAATTGCCTCCATAAGTATTGGAAGCGCCTGTTAAATTGCTTCCATATTGGTTATAAGCGCCTTGCAATTGACCAAGGTTAGAGGACAACACATTGTTCAAATTGTTTGTTACGCCACTTGTGTTAGAACCGTAAACATTACCCGCATTTATTAAATTGCCTGTGTTAGCTGTCAAATTGCTTCCAAGGTTAGATGACAATGAGGACATATTAGAACCGTATGTATTGCCAAGGCTTGCTAATTGACCCGCTGAAGTAACGCCAATATTAGCCATTCCAGCCAATCTGTCGTAAATGCTTTGACGTTGATCTTGGAAATTTTTAAAAGCTTGTTGGTAAGCATTACCCGCATAATCTTGCGTGTACTTTTGCAGACCCTGTAAAGCATTACCGCCTATGCTACCCCCGCCCATATTTGCGGTACGTTGGTTAGCCATTTGGCCTTGACCTAATTGAAACGCATAGTTAGGCGCTAATTCTGTGTTTAAATCGGCCGTTCCAAATTGCTTGTTGAAATAATCTTTGTTTGCAATTAAGCCTTCAGAGCCTGTTCTGCCAACAGCTTGATACGGTTGATGAAAAGCAACTTGTTGATCATAAACTTTGCCCAAGTTTGCAAGGGTTGTGCCGTATGTGGCATTTAAAGCCGCGGCATTGTTAGCGGCTTGTGTTTTTTGATCGTTATAAGTGCTTGCTAACAATCCCAATTGTGTAGTGGCATTGTTTTTAATGCCCGTGTTGGCTGTGTTGTAAGCACCAACTTGACTAGCCAAATTATTATTTAAACTTGTGTTTAAATTTGAGTAGTTGTTAGCTAACGCTAAATTGTTAGCTGTGTTTAAATCTTTTTGATTTTGGTAAACATCAGAAAGAGTTTTTTGCCCCGTAACACCAGCTTCTTTTATAATTCCCGAAACATCGTTTACAGCGTTTTTATTTACAGCCGTACCTAGCAAAGTACCACCAGCTTGCAATGCCAAAGCATCAGCAGTTGTAAGACCTAACACACCAGCTTTTGCGGCATTTGCCGCGGCTGTTGTTGTTCCAGCGGCTGTAGCCGCATTTGCGGCATTTGCTACTGTTGTGCCGCCAATTGTGTTTGCGCTTGCACCAGCATTTAAAAGTTCAGAAGCGCCTAAATCTGACATGGCGGTTGAACCCGCATTAAGCGCCTCAAAAGTAGAACCCGCACCTGTTCCAGCCAAAGAATTTAGAGCCGTACCACCTTCAAAAGCGCCAGCACCCGCATTAAGCGCTTCAAACGCAGAACCTGCCCCTGTTCCAGCCGCCCCTGTTCCAGACAATAAACTATCAAAAGCACCCGCACCACCAGCCACTCCTAATATGGCGGCTTGAACATAGGGGTCTTTTAAAGCATCTACTAAACCACCAAAAAATGATTGATCTTTTTTAGTTTTAACTGTTCCAGTAAATTCACCATCAGCATTATAAATTTGCATTGGTGTGCCGACCGGGGCTTTATAGTTAGGATCACCCGTAGTTTTAGATGAAGCAAAACCCTCAAGAGCGCCAATTTCTTGAGTTTCACCTGAACCAGTTACTCTATATTGGGGAACAATAATGGTATCGCCTAGCGTTGCTGACGAACCGTAAGGAATAGTTGCCGCAACCCTAGCCGATATTTTTCCTTCTGGAATACCAGAAACTTTAGACATTTGGGAGGGCGATACTCCATTAGTCTGCATGAATTGAACCATTTGGGAATCATTCATGTTTGGACTAGCCAACAAATTATCTTTAACTTGTTGATCAGTTAGACCAATAGTTTTGGTAACTAATGAATTTACTAGGTTGTCCATAATTTAGGCTCTCTCAAACATTGTAGTAAGGCACTTTATAGGTCTGCCCATTTACGGTGACATTCATAAACCCAACAGGATTTGCGGGAAGCGTTGCTGACCCTGCCGTTGCAGTATCAGCAGAACTAAAATTCAACAAGTTAATAAAAAACTGTTGCCATGATCTTGACGGGCGATTAGTTGCCCCATCCAAAAACGGTGCTTGTGGATAAGGATTAACTTGTTGTGTGCTAGATAGTCCTGAAGTTGTCATTAGTTTTCTGCCCCTTGAACTTTAAGATTAGCGGAAATGATGACAAAATTTACAGGATCAGTCACCACAACTTCAAAAATTCTGTCTCGCGCTGTGCCCAATCTGCGCCAAATAGCACGATTTTTGTATCTACCTAATTGACCAACGCCTGTCCAATGCTCGTTTGACCAAGTTGAACCACCGTCATTTGACCATCTAAGCATAGCTTGTGGGTTATCTGTTGTTACAGCAGGGACAACATTTTGCGCCCCAATAACCAAAACATCCGTGTCTTTGGCAATCAAAGTAGCGTCAGCCGTAATTGTATATGTTTCGCCCAAATAAACGATGTTTGACCCAAGGATTTGGTCAGGGCCAGAAAGTCCCGATGTTCCCACGCCCGGCTGAAATTGAATCTGCAATTCATCAAAATACTGGCGTTGAAACTCAGTCACCAAATGTGGCGCTCTACGCAATCTGCGAATTTTCTGCCCATCGTCTGTGTAGTTAGTTTTATCTAATTCATACAACTTGCCGTTTTCATAGTCACCAATAATGATTAAACCTTGAAAAACAGCAGAACAATTACCTCGATGACGTTGATATTTATTATCATTTGTTGTGTAAAGCCATTTGTGCCACATTTGAGTGGTTGCGTCAAAAGCCCATGTTAGTTCAAGCGTTGGAAATGTAACAACATAAACCTCATGCCCCTCAAGCTGGTAAGTCCAAGATACGGCATCGTTGATATATTTATTTGCTAATGTGTTTTCAACAGCGTGAGTAGAAATCCTTTGTGGCAAATACCCTTGCATTTGCATAATTTGTGCTTGACCACGATTGTTGCGGGAAACGTAAGCAAAGGAATTGCCAAGGCGCGACAAAGAAAATGGTGCGGCAATACCGTGTTGGGTAGAAGTGCCGGGGATTCTCTGAAACGGGAATGGCACAGAACCCACATCTGTCCAAACTTCTGACGAAATCTCACCCATCAAATAAATTTCACGGTGATCAACAATCAAAGCCACTAAATCGTCTGGTGCGCCATCTTTTAATGAAAAACTCAAGGGCGGTGAAATAGGCGACAAAAGGTCACTTGCGCCAAATTGTTGGGTTGTAGGGTTGTTATAGACAAAATAGTTGTCAATAATGTCCACCGTGTTTGCGCCACTAAAAGCACCATCAGTAGATGGCAAAACAGAGAAATTTAACGCATACATTGTTTCTGAGGCAATAAACCCAGAACTATTTATTGTGTATGTTCCAATTCCACCACCGCCTGTGCCAAGCGCTGTAATGATTGTTTCAAGAGGAATTCCAACACCTTGAATGGTTTGTCCAACATACAATGTTCCACTTGCCACAGCCGTTACAACCAAAGTTGTTGGGGCTACTTGATACGTTAAGCCCGTTGGCGTTCCCGCTGTTGTAATAATTGCCGCGCCACCCAAAGTAGCAGACAAGGTAAATGAAGTTGATCCATTTGTTGCAATGATGTAATACGTTGTTGGATTGGCGTAATCAGTTATGTAATTTAATTTATAAGTTAGACCAGTTGGCGTTCCCGCTGTCGTTACAACTCCAGTACCGCCTTTTGTTGTTGACAGTTGGAATGTTGTTGAGCCATTAGTGGCAATAATGTAATATGTTGTTGGATCGGTGTAACCCGTAATTGAACCTGTACCGCCCAAAGTTCCACTAATTGTGAGTGTTTGACCAATCGCCATAGTTGTAGATGAAGCCGTACATGAAAACTGTCCAGCAGTTCCCGTAATCGCCACATTAGTAAGTAAAACTTCTGATGGCGTATATGTTAGCCCTGTTGGTGTTCCCGCTGTGGTGACAACGCCTGTTCCACCTTTTGTGGTAGATAACTCAAATGTGGTTGAACCATTTGTGGCAATAATGTAATAGTTTGTTGGATTGGTATAACCAGTAATTGTTCCAGTTCCACCAAATGTTCCACTAATCGTAAGCGTTTGACCTACTGCTAAAGTAGTTGGTGAAGCTGTGCAAGAAAATTGACCCGCAATTCCTGTAATCGTCACGCCTGACAATGTTGCATTTGTGGGTGTACCGCTAATTTTAACTTCTTGACCAATTGACAATGGAATAGAAGCGGCCGCACAAGAGAACTGACCAGCAACTCCTGTAATGGCTACCGTTGAAAAATTAACGCCAACAGAAGCGGTAACTTGTGCGCCTACAGTAGCTGAATTTAGGCTTCTAGCCGCAAGCGTTTGGCTTCTATTGATTGTGTATGTTCCAACACCGCCAGTTCCTGTGCCAAGCGCTGTAATCACGGTTTCAGGCAATACATCAATGCCAAACAAAGATTGTCCAGCCGCAATTACGCCACTAGAAATGCCTGTTACGGTTAATGTTGTGCCACTTGTTGAACCGTAAAACACAGCCGCAGACGGGCTAGATATGTACCATGTGTAACGATAAGCACCGTCCACAATATAAACATTGATGCCGTTATCTGTAATTCGCACTATTCCAGAATTGGAATTGAGTTGTCCAATTACAGAGGGCACAAGATTGGCTGTTAAAGCATAAACATAAGAGCCGCAAACAGCAATCAATTGCTCACCGCCTGAAACCGTGTGAAGTCCACGCACTTCCTGTAAATTAGGAAGAACGGTTTTAATAGTTAAGCCGGGCGTTGGGTACAGCGCCACCACCCCGCGTTCACCCTGTTGTTTTACAGGATCAACTTCAGGGAAAAAATTGATGCACTCTTGAGCATCTTGATAAATGCTTGGTGCTTCGTATGATGCGCCAACAAAAGCAAAATCTGGCATATCAGCCCCTTAAACAAAGCCGCCAGTAAGAATCCATCCCGCATCCTTTGCCCTACCCGTTTGCAAAGCATCAGGGTAACGGGCTACAGCAAGTGGGGCCATGTTTGTACGTTTGATGGTAGCTTTAGCTTGCCCTGCAAAGGTCTGAATCATCGTTATTTGCGTTGGTGAGGCTTTACCATACATGGGCATTAAACGCTCTGCCAAACACCATCTAAGGCACATTGCATAGCCTTGCGGAAGCGCTATGTCCTCATACATTGAGTTATAACGGCTAAATAAAGTGTTAGCAAACAAGTGCAATTCACCTTGTGATGGGCTAGGCCAAACAAACAAGTTTCCAGAGTCTGAGCCGGGGTTAAAGTAAACCGCTTTAGGCCACGGGCCACTTAGCGTTTTTAAACCAATCATTTCGTAATCTTGCAATGCCAAAACTGACATTGGGTAATCCAAACCACCACCCGTGATTGGCTGACCGTTAGCGGTAGTGTTTACCCTAACAAAAGCTGAATCAAGGTTTAGAGGCTTTTGGTAGTAAGCCGTTATGGTTGTAGAAGCAACAGTTTGATTGATGTTGACTTGATAAGTGCCTTCCTCATTGATGTTGCCACCAGCACCCGTCAAAAACTGCGTAATCTTTGTTCCCGCTGTAATACCAGTGCCACTCAAAGTTTGACCTTGAGCCAAAGCACCAGACAAAATGCCTGTTACGGTCAAAATATTGCCAGCAATTGATCCCGTGAAAGATGCCCCAATAAAGTTTTGAGTCGATGGGTTAGGGCCAATTGTGTATTGGGTTTGACCGGGTATCACGGGGCAAATAATTTCTGTGACATTGAAAACCATCATGTTTTCATTTGACCATTGGTCAATCATGTCATTCATCATCTCAAACGCATCAAGTGCCGCGTCAGGAGTAGGAGTTTCACCAGCTTCCAATGCACCAATGTCTTTTAGCGCTCTGCTAACAATGTCATAAGGCACAGCCATAGTGATTCCTTAACTTAATCTAAATGTTGGAGGCTTCCAAGGTAAAGCAATTTCTTGTTGTTTTTTGACAGAATCAAGTTGCTCTAATAGCCTTGATTTTATGCTACTAACACCGTTTTGGGTAGTGCCTTCATCAATCCAATTTGCAACCATTTCCTCAGTCAATTGTGATGTTGGAACTGTGGCGTTTGATGTGTCAAAGTCAAAATAGCCTTCTGTGTCAATCCTTAAATCATCCTCAACTAATGAAAGGAGATACTTAGCTTGAACAATAGCTTTGTCATCGCCTTTTAATTCAAGAATTTTCCAAAGAAATTGCATGGTTTATTAAGGCTTGGGATATTTAACTTTTACAGCCAAACAAGCATCAATATACGCTTGCATTTGCGCTTGATCACCTTTTACAACGCCATCAATGTAATCGTTGATAGATGGATATTCTGCGGCACGATCACGCTGATATTGCGTTTTTTCTTTTTTTGCTATTTCAATAGCAATTACAGCTTGTTCAGCTTCCCATTCTGCAACTTCTTCAACAGTAAATGGAATTTGGCCTTCAGGAGTTGCTTTATAAAGTGTTGTCATATCAAGTCCTTAACTTTTCTTAATACCGTACAATTTAAATGTGCCTGTTGAATTTGAAATACTTTGATAAATGCGAATTCCGCTAAGAGTTATATTTGATTCGTAATGAGCGCCACCTATTGCATACCAATTAAAAGATGCACTTTCTCCAAAAGCCAATGTCCATGATAAAGAACTTCTTGCATTATCAGGATTTCTTTGAATAATCATTCGCAATGGTGCTGAAATTCCTGTGTAAAAAGCTGTACTACACGATAGTGCCGCATAGCCAAATTGAGCGGTAGAAGCGCTACCCAAAATCAATTGATTTCGATAATTCCCTGTTGCAAGTGTTCCAGAATTAAAAAACCTTGCTCTTAATTCATTACTAGAGCTTGTTCCATTTGTGGATAAATTGGGGCACTCAATAATGTAAGTGTCGTAGGTTGAATCAAATCCTGTAATATCTACGGTTGCCGCGCCAGAAGCAGTTGTAGTGCTAATAAAAATCATTGAACCACCGCCAGCAGGGGCCGCCCACGTTGGCGCACCAGAACCAGCAGAAGTTAAAATTTGACCACTTGATCCCGCGCTGGTAATAGCGTAAGCACTTCCATTTCCATAAACAACACCCCCCGCTGTTGGTGATGCGGTTGTATTTGTTCCACCATTAGCAATTGGCAAAGTTCCTGTCACGCCTGTGGTCAAAGGCAAACCCGTTGCGCTTGTTAAAGTGACTGATTGTGGTGTTCCTAAAATTGGCGTAACTAAAGTTGGAGAAGTGGACAACACCGTGTTGCCTGAACCAGTTGAAGTGGTTACGCCAGTACCACCCGCGGCAACCGCCAATGTGCCAAAACTTAATGTTCCACTACCATTGGTTCTTAATGCTTGACCCGATGTGCCATCAGCAGAGGGCAATGTGAAATTCACAGTTGATGCAGTATTAGGGCCAACCAAATTGATTGAACCGCCTAATGTTGCTTGAAATGTTAACTGTCCCATAATGTTTCCTTATGCCGCAATGATTAACTGATTGGCGGTGAAAGCGCCTGTGCTTGGAGTGTATTTAAGTTTTGTTGAACTTACGTTTTGCGTTGTAACAGAACCCGATGTGGCGCTTGTGAACACCAAATATCTAACAGCCGCTGTTGTTGTATCGTCAGCAATCGTAATGCCACCCGCAGGGGTTGACCAAACAGCGGGAGAACCCGCACCCGCAGAAGTCAATACTTGCCCGTTTGTGCCAACAGAACCGTTAGCAGAAAATGTTGATGTGCTTGACAAAGTGGTAAATGCACCAGCCGCAGGGGTTGAACCACCAATGGCCATGTTGTTCATTGTTCCCGCAGTTGCAGGGTTAACCGTCAAAGTTCCTGTGCCTGTTGGGGCAATAGAAATGGTTGCGTTGGCGGGATTCATGTTAAATGCGCCATCAAGCGTCAAATTAACACCACCGCCACCACCCCATTGCAAGCAATTAGAACCACCTGAATTTCTTAAAGCACCACCGCCAGAACCTGAAGCATCAAAATTAGTACCACTAAATTTTGTGCTTGCTGTAATTGTTGTGCCTGTAATCGTGTTTGCAGTCGTTCCACCAATTGCGGGAGGCGCTGTCAAATCAAGTGTTCCACCAAGCGTTAAATTTCCTGAACTTGTTACAGTTCCCGACAAGCTGATGCCAGATACCGTACCCGTACCGCCAACAGAAGTTACAGTTCCTGATGTAGAAGCCGCCCATGTTGGAACACCAGCGTTTAACTTCAACACAAACCCGTCAGTTCCAGCCGCCAAGAAAGTGGTTGTTCCACTTGATGTTTGATAAGGAACAGAACCCGTTGCACCGCCAGCAAGGTTTGTAGCCGTTGTAGCGCTTGTGGCTGTAGCGGCATTGCCGCCAATGGATAAACTCGTTGCAGTACCCGTTAAACCCGTTCCAGCGCCTGTAAACTGCGTGTTGGCTGTAATGGTTGTGCCAGTTACAGCGCCAGCAGTTGTTCCACCGATTGTCGTGCCGTTGATCGTGCCACCCGTAATGGCCACGCTGGATGCGGCTTGCGTTGACATTGTTCCCAAGCCTGAAACTTGAGTGTTTGCAATTGCAATGTCAGTTGCGGCCAACACAGTTAATTGTCCTTGTGCGTTGACAGTTGCTGTCAAAGTCTTTGACGCTGAACCATAAGCCGCGGCAGAAACACCCGTGTTGGTGATGCTAAAAACGTAATCAGTAAGGGTCAATCCTGTGCCAGCGGTATAGGTTGCGGCAACAGAAAAGTTTGACCATGTGATTGCGGTTGTGCCAATTGTGCCGCCCTTTTGAATCGTGCAATACCATGCAGACCCTGCCAAAGTGCTTCCTGATTCCACAAACACCAATGCA